TCCGAGACATGCAAGATTTGCACGTTGGATGGAGGCCGTGCTTTCGATTGCGAGACTTCCCGAAGGAGGCCCATGGCAGCGTCCGGGCGCATCCAGCGCACCACTTTAGCCGTTCGGTGACAGCGGCGCCAAAATCTGCTTCTATCTGTTCAGCCATGCTCGCTCTCATCCAGCGGGGTTGGTCAGAAGCCGGGGCGGTGTTTCAGCACCAAACCGGCTTCGTCATTATATACCACAAATCAACTAAAGCCTTCAATAACCGGCTGGCAAAAACAGCGACAATTGATCTCGCGGCCCGGCCACGTCCAGACGCCGTCTAAATACATGCCCTTGTCTACGTCGTATGTTTTGCCATCAGCGGCGACATGGGAAGGTCTTGGCTCTTTCCCGCCTGCGCTATGGCGCCATACACACTTGGTGATTCCCAACTCTTGCTGCCGTACGCGCGTAATCGTCGATGTGGCCATTTGGTTCTGCGTGCGCGCGATCAGCGCCGCCCGCCGCTTCGTGACCCCAAACCGCTTCTGCAAATCAGCGGTCATCTGCCCAAGGTCGCGCCCGTTCTGGACCGACCGCATGAGCATGCCTTGCACGTCGCTCAGATGCTCGGACGCGATGCTCTTGATCAAGCCGACCTGTTCAGACACCGTGGCCTGAAACACGTCATTGACCGTCCGCGTCATCTTGAATTCGACGCTGAATCCAGCCTTGGACAGGATCGATTTCAACGCCCGGTCGGACCGATCAAACGAGGCCTTCGCGAACCATTCGGCCAGCTCCGGTGCGGCCTCGTCAAACTGAGCCTGCCACTGAGCGCCCAGCTTGCTCATCTCATCGCGCAGGTTATTCGCGGCGCTCTTGCCCTTCGCCCGCTCCTTCGCGGACTCATCCTGCGCCATCTCTGGCGGCTTGGCCCGGTACGCCGCGCGCAGATGCCGCACTAGGCTTTTCTGCATATCGTCGATCAGGCGATCCAGCCTTTTGCGATAAGCCGCCTGCAATCCTTCGTTGGGCCGCACCGCCGACAGCGTGATAGGTTTGCCGGCCGGCGACGTGAGACGCTTCATATTCCGCCCCGCGATCCGCTAGTATTGAGCCGGCAAAGGAGGCCACCCCATGAAAACCCTGCTAGCCATGTTCGGCGCCTGCGTCATCGTCTTCGTCGCCTACCGGGCCGGAACGATGAAGTACGAGTGCATCAGCCCCTCGGCCGCGCCCATGGCGGACGGAACCGGGCGCTGGTTCTACCTATGCGCCGGGCCCGAACCGAGGCCCTGGCAGCGGGTCAGCATGGCTGACGCATACCGCCAGTATAGCGAGCCCGCCGTTACGGCGCGGGTGTCGCCGGCCGTGCGTGCGGAACGCTAAATCTCCCGCTCCTCACTACCGCCGCCTTCCCCGCGCGCTGGGTCGCCCTCGATATCCTCAGGCACTTCCAGCCCCGGCGCCTCGATTTCCTTGTTCAGGTCCAGTGACGGATACAGGCTCTCGTCATCGGTCGCTAGGCGCTCGCGTTCCTCGCCCGGGTCGATCACCCCGGACGAGATGTAAACCGCCGCCGTGTCCGCGTTGGTCTTGCGCTCAGTGGCGCGGGCCACATCGTCGAGTTGCCACAACGGCTCGAACTCGAAACCGATTTCCGGGTCAATCTCGCCAAACTCGGAAAGCTGAATCACGTCCATGACCGTTTTCAGCGGCGCCGTGAACAGCCGTTCCTGGCACGCCTTGACCCAATCATAGAACGCGCGGATCTCGCCATCCGTGGAGGCGTTCAGCCCGGCCGGCGTCGTGCCAAGCAGCACCACCAGCGGGATAGACGACACGGACGCCATCTGCTCCTGCGCCTGCGCCTGTAGCTTGTCGAGGCTGGAAAGCGGCACTGCGACGTTGTGCAGTTCCTCGCTTTCCTTGTCGGTCAGCATCAGGCCGCGATTGTCGCGCGTTTGGTTGAACAGTTGAGCCCTGGCCAGCAATTGCTCACCGCCGGCATCCTCAAGCATGGATGCCAGGTTCGTCGCCAACTGCATGACCGAGAAATTATGCACCAGATCTCCGACGCTGGTCCGCGTCCTAATCCAGTTGTTCACATACGGCATCGCCATCTGCGTAAGCGACATGCCACCGAAATTGTAGCTCGGCTTGAGCAGGTCCGGCACCTTGCGGCCGACAAAGGTCAGCAGCCGCGACGAATGAACGATCTCGCCCATCACAAACCACGACTGAGGCCGATAATATTCCGGCACCAGCGGATTGGATGAATTGTATTCGTTCGGATAGGTCCAAACCGGCTCAACCAGCCGAAAGCCCCGCAGCGCCCCCTTGGGGATGGTCTTCTGATCCATCACCAGCGGCGTTTGCAACAGATCGGAAGCCCGCGACGCGCCCGTGTCGATGTAGAGATGCGCCAGGCCGAAAAAACCGTCCTGCTCTGCGGCTTCGCGAAACAGATCCTGCACGCCGTAGCGGCGCATCGCGGCCTCAAGAGCCTGTAGTTTCTGCGCCTTGCCTTCGTCCTTCTTGCCGTCGCCGGTCGCCTGCAACCTGATCCAGTTGCGCGTCATCGACATGGCGATCTTCTCGGCAATCAGCCGATATTCCGGCAACTGCGCCAGTTCGCTCAGGTAGCTATATCCGATGAAGCCACCAACCGCGCTGAACAGGTTCGCGTTTGCCGCAGCCTGCGCCATGGCCCAATTGTTGGTGGCCGTGACGTTGCTATCCATGGCCATGCCGCTCTCGCCAGCCGGCAACACGCCTGGAGGCGGCGTCGGCATGGTGAACGGCCGCAAAGCCTGCACAGGGGCGCTCATCTGCGTCACGGCCAGATGCGGTATGCGCATAGGCTTCTTGACTGCCTTCTCAGCGGCCTTGCGCTTGGATTTCTTCATTAGACCAACGTCATTGCCGTGGCAAACCTATGGTCGCCCTGCACTGAACAGGCGCGCTTGATCGTTCAGCGTCGCGAGAACGCGGCTATCGACCTGTTCAAGGCCGACAATTTCGTCGCCAGTCAGGGTTCCGGCATAGGGAATAGAAGGCGCGAGATTGTCGAGGTAGCTAGACGGCGCCTGGTAGGTGACGCCATTCCGCACAAGCACCGCCGGTTCCGTCCCGGTGGGCTGCGACGGCAGCGCAGGCAGTGCCGAGACTTTGACGCCGGTTTCGCTCATCAGGCCCTCAAATCGCGGCTAGTAGGCTTTTCGTGATGCGCATGGGGGCCGCATTGAGGCCAACCACCGAGAACGCACGAGACAGGGCGTCCACCTGATCGTCCTTGGTCGCGGACGGGAAGCCGGCCAATTCATCTAGGAACGGCCTGTTCCATGCCCCACGCACGACATAGACGTTGCCAACATTCATCTGGCTGGCCACAGGCCCGGCGCGCGTTGCCTTGTCGCCCGTCTCCGGGCTGCTCTCGACCATGAAGCCGGCAAGCCTGCGCGTCAGGTATAGCACCTGCCCCTTGCCAGCCTGGCCGGGGTCCTGCGGCAGCGAAATCTTAACCCTACGCCCATCCTGCTGCGCCGTGTTGACGATGGCCTGCTCAACCTCGTCAGGACCGCCGCGCAGCCTGACAACATCCGTCACCACGTAGCGGCCGTCCGAGAGCCGCATCATCTTTACCCCGACCGTCCAATCAGGGTCCCGAGTGCCAGTGTCGCGGGTTGCAGCAAGATCCCACGCCCGTACAGTCGTGCCGGTGGCGGGCTCAGCCTCTAGCGTGACCACGCGCTCTGTCTTGAACATCGCCCCTTCGCCGGGGCGGGGGTCCTGCTGATACAGCGAGCCCCAATCGCGCATGGCGCCCGACCGCTCATAGGTCGCGCGCTTTTCTTCCAACTCGGCGCCGTATCCGTAGGCGTCATCGCTCCACAGCGGCTCACCCAGGCTGCGGCCAAGAGGATCATCGTTGCTGGTCGCCAGCGCGGGCAGCTTGATCACGCGCCAGCGGTCGCCCTCTACCTCAAGCAACCGGCCGGCTAGGTCATCCTCGTGCCAGCGGGTGAGGATCAAGGCTATCTTGCCGCCCGGCTTAAGCCGCGTTCGCAGGTCGGCGTTGAACCAATTCCAAGTCTTCTCGCGCAGCGTTTCGCTTTCCGCGTCGGCACGAGATTTCACAGGGTCATCGATTACGGCCAAGTCGGCCCTAGTTCCGGCGATTGGTCCGCCCACGCCCACGGCGCGGTACTCATTGCCGTGGCTGGTCTCCCATCGCTCGGCGCTCTCGGACCTAAGTCGATATCCAAGCGTCAGAGCATGCTCACGGACTTGGTTCTGGACGCGCCGGCTGAATGTTTCGGCCAGCGTAGCGGTATGGCTCGCGCCGATGATGTTGAGGCCGCTGCCCTGCGCCATGTACCAGGCGGGGAACAACACGCTCGAATAAGTGGACTTCGCGGAGCCAGGCGGCATGAACACCATGAGGCGATCATTTTCGCCCCGCGCCAGGGCCTCTAGCTCGCGAATCAGCAGGTAGTGATGGGTTGCCGGATGCATCCCAAGCGGGGTAAGCGCATGCGTCGCCCACGAGCCTAGATCAGCCCTGATTGCCCTCCGCGTCATCATGAGCGACGCGGCCTCTTGCGGCGATACTGGCAAGCTCATCGTCCGTCATCTGATCGGCCGGAACGTCCCTCATGCTAAGGTCCACCGACTGCTTGGCAGCGCCATGAAGCCGATCATCCAGCTTGGCTGCCGCGACATTGCGGGCCGCGTCCTGATCGCTACTGACCATCACATCGACCCACGTCCCGTAGATCAGCTCGCGGGCCTGGATCTTCGCCTCGATATTCGCCGGGTCCCGGGCCAACGCCCGCACCATGTCGCCGTACTCGCCGGCATCAATGCGGCCAGTATGCTCGCCCTTAGCCGGGCCGCCCCACTGTCCGCTACTGCCCTTGCCGCGACGGGGATGGTTCGGGTCGCCTGGCTTACGGCCAGCCCCAGGACGGGCACCTCCACGAGGCATCAGCGCAGCCCCGAAATGCGCATGCCGGACACGTTCTTGCCGCGCCCAGGAAGCGGCGTTTTCGGTCCGCACGCAGCCCGAACGATACAAAGCCGAATCCCGCGCTCCACAATCAAGTCGGGGAAATTCTCTTCAAAAACCAGAGCTTGAGCCGGCGAAACAATTGCCGTTCCGCTGCCGCCGGGCCGGACGCCTACAGCGTCGCACATCGCCTCAAAGGCAGCCCGCGTCTCGCTCGCCCCGATCACGTCACCTTCTCCAATTCGCCGCGCGTGAACTCAACCTCACGTTTGGACCCAAGCATGTCTAGCAGCAGCTTCACACGGCGCCCCTCAGACAAGGCGCACAGCCCTTCGAACCCCGCGAACGGGCCGCCCACCACGCGATAGGTCTCGCCGGCCTCCACGGTCGGGAACGCCTCAGCGCGCTCGTCAATGACGCCGTCACCAGCGCGGCCCTGGGCCTGGATACGCTCGACAACGCCACGCGGGACAGGCACAGGCTTCTCCCCCATGGATGTGAACAGGAACGCCACGCCGCGTGCGCTGAAGATCCGGCGCCATTGGTCGCGCAGCGGATCGAACATCACGAACATGTAGCGAGGAAATAGGGGCAGAACCTCGGCCCGCGTTGGCTCGCCAGCCTTCTTCGGCCGGCTGTAGTGCATGTGCATTGGGAGGTAAGCGCGAAATCCCATGCCGGCCAGGTCGATCAGCGCGCGGTACTCGGCGCGGGTGTTGGTGTGGACCACATGCCAGCGGGTAGAATTGCTACCGCACGGCATCGCATCCTCGGGACGCGAAACCGTGCTCTGCGCGGCGAG